AGTAATTCAAATGCTTAAATATTCCAAGGCTAACTATGAACTTGTTATTAAAAGTCAAACTCCTTTAGAAATACAGTGTAATGATCCAAGACTTACCATTGACACTTCCAGCCCAGATACACGTGAAAGCCTCTATGAGGGCTATGACGCAATGTTACTGCCAAGAAGGTATGGTGGATTGTGTTTACCTATGAATGAGGCTCTATTAAGCTCTCTACCCGTTTTTATGACCAACATATCTCCAAACAATAAGGTCCTTCCAGCAGAATGGCTTGTAGACACTGTTAAAATTGATAGGCTAATGACTCGTATCATGCTTAATGTATATGAAGCTAATCCTAAAATGCTTGCTAGGATGATTGATGATTATTATGATAGTGATATTTTTGCTAATAAAAATAAGGCTTTTGAAATAGGAGTAAATAATTTTTCTCAAGAAAAACTACATGGAACATATAAAGATCTATTAAAGTTTTAGTCCTAAATTCCTGGATACTGGAATAATAAATTTATCAGAAAACTCCTGCTTAAGGTTTCCCAGAGTCATAAAGGTTGCTTTTCTGTCTAATATAAATTTAATATCTGTTTTAAGCTCTTGAATTTTAAGATCTGTAAATGTTAATATATAAAAAGATAACCACAAATCATCAACAATCCAATACTCTTCTGGACAATCAAAAAAATCATCGTTAAGAAATAAGCTTGAGTGACATATTAGTCCCCCAGTTCCTGCATAGTTTCCACATTCATTTTTTTCTAATTTAATTTTTTTCTTATATACATATTCAACCATATGTGCCCAAAATGTTTTAACTGAGCCAGCATCATATTGATCATAACATTCTTGTATAAATGTATCTGGAATTATTTCATCATCATCAATAAATATTATTTTTTCATATCCTGATTCGGCTAAATCTCTTGCTAATATAAATCTAGCAAATTGTTTAAATTCATTGTGGTAGTTATGTACAGTTACATTTATTCCATTAGAATATTTATTTAAATAAGCTAATAGTTTTTCATTTCTATTTGAATTATCAACTATAAAAAAATCAAAGTCTTTATTCGTTTGTTTTTCTATGCAGGCCAGTGTAGTCTTGAGGTTTTCAAACCTTATATAAGTACACATTATCAGAGCTGTTTTTGACATATATTTTAATTATAGCAGAGAGAAAGCCAGCCTATTTCTAGACTGGCCTCTCAATGAAGACTATTACTTCTTCTTAACTGCTTTCTTTGCTGCCTTTTTTGCAGGAGCTTTCTTTACTACTTTAGCAGACTTTAGTGCCTTTTCTACAACTGATGTGTCAGGTAGACGACCAAATGCACTGTCGTTTGGATTAATTGCTCTTAATGCAACTGGAACCAATGCACCAAGTAGTGAGTATGCAAGTGTTGCTGGATCTGTAACTCCAGATGCGTACATTGCTACTCCTGCTGCAAGTGCTGATCTTCCGTATGATGCAAGTATTGCTTTTAGTTGTTCTGTATTCATTTTATTCCTCCTAGGATATTGCTCTTGTTAGTACTGTAAAGCCAATCCATAGACCAATAATTCCTGCGACTCCCGCAAAAACTGGTGGTGCTGGAACTGGCAACTTGAATGCAGCAAATACTATACCGCACCCAAAACCTGTTAGTGTTGAAAGTATAATGTCTTTCATTTTATTTCCTCACTTGGTAGTAGTTTCTTTAAATCTTTGTATGACTTTGATATTTGTTTCATTGCTGCATAGTCTGGTCTTTCAACAGACAAAGTATCTCCATATTCATCAAAATATGTAATAAGTGGATCAACATTATCAACAAATTTATTTAGTTCATTTTGAACATTTTCAATATATTCGTATGCCCAATCACGAGACTCAGACAAAAACTTAATAAAGTTTTCTTTGTGTATGCTTTCCTCATCTTTAACTTTGTTATCTTCAATACTATTAAAGTATTTTTCAAAAAGAATATTTTTTGATCTAATTATTTTGTAATTTTTTTTCAGCAAGGTAAATTTATAAATAAAAATACAAGAAAGAATGCATAGGAAAGATATTGCTGTAGAAACTATCAAAGTTTTATTCATTAAATACTACTACCCCTTTATACCCAATACTTTATTATAGCAGTTATTGCCAAGACGCACCAAATCATATTAAAAATAATAATTGTTGGCAATGTTTTAACTGTTGAAGACCAAATTAATGCTAAGCTAGACACTAATGCAAAGACATAGAGCCACCACCACTGTTTTCCAAGTAAAAGACCTGGAAAAATTATTAATATTTTTGTCATAAAAGCAAAAAACTCTATTGTGTTAGGCCTATTCCAATATTTTTTATATTTCATTTTTTTAATTGCTTCTATAAATTCTAAATTTTTATTCACTTAATCCTCCCAAGTATCTTAAAAAATCATCATGCTTTAAGAATAAACCTAAAATATTATTTTGTTTTTCTTTTTGATTTTCTTTAAATGTTTGAAAAGTTTTTAAGTTTAAAGAATCATAAATGTTTTTTATATTGTTAATATCTAATATGTTCATTCCCTTTGTAATTAAATAATAACTTTCTACTGGAAACATTGTCCCAATATCCTCTTGAAACAAAATTGAATTATTTATAGTTTGTAATTTATTAAATAAAGATTCTGAAACATTATTTTTATTTTTAAATTCTGACCAGAATAAAGTATTTTTCTTGTTTGTTAAATAATGAAGCTGAATTAAATCTAAAACTTCTTTGCAGTCACTAACATATTTATCATTAAATATACTAGTGGCAACTTCATTTCTATTAAACATTAAAGATGGATTAGTAAATAGTCTTTGAAGCAGCACTATTGTTTGCAAAATAGAAGTTGCCTCAAGTGGTTCAATAAAACCAGATGATAAACCTACAGCAATTACATTATTTTTAAGAACAGTCTTAAAACATCCAGGATCAAAATCAAAGGAGCCCTTATTTGGCTTTGCATATTTTGGTTCAAATCCTAAAAATTTTTCAATTTCTTTAATTGCATCTTCATTACTTATATAGTCAGAATCAAAAACATATCCACATCCGTATCTATGCTGCAATGGTATTTTCCACATCCATCCGTAGTCCATAGCAATGGATTCGGTATAAGTTGGAATATTGTTTTTATCAATATCTATAAAAAATGGTATTGCTTTTTTCATTGGTAGTTTATCTTTAAAGCTAATCCATTCTGAGTTAAAGTGATTTCCAATAAAAAGTTTAGAGAATCCACTGCAGTCAAAAACAAAATCTGTAGGAATTTTTTTATTATTGTCAAGGTCTAATGAATAAACATCTTGGTTACTGTTAGAGTTTATTTTAATAATTTTACCCTCAATACAATTAATCCCTCTTTCTATTCCAAGATTGCATAAAAAATCAGCTAAAAGTCTGGCATCAAAATGTAATGAATGTTTTGCGTACTTTGTAAAATTATCCATGGTGTTTTTATGGTCTTGAACTTTGTCATTAAAATGCATTAAAACTTTGTTTTCTTCTGAAGATTTGGCAACAAAATCATAACTTTCAATGCTTTCATTATTATTAAATGAAATTGTATTTAGCAAAGATAAATCAGGATATTCAAAAAAATTTGTTACTCCATTTAAATAATTAAAACCAAAAGGTTTATTAGTAATTGCAAATCCGTGATAGTAATAATTATTTTCTTTTGACCAATTAGTAAATTTAATTCCAGACTTTATGGTTGACTTTGTTTTTTTTATTAGGTCTTCTATTGGAATATCAAGATAATCTAAAAACTCTGTGATTATAGAAGTAGAACCTTCTCCTGCACCTAAAATTCCAATTTCTTTGCTTTGAATTAAAGAAATATTATCTTCAGGAAATATTTTTTTTGCATATAGAGCCGTTAACCATCCTGCAGTTCCTCCACCAACAATTACCAAGTTTTTCAATTACTTAACGCCTCTCTTGTAACCAAAACAATTGCACCATTTTCTTCTAGGGCCTGCTTTAGTCTTACTACATATTGTAGAGCTTGAATTTTTTCATCATGTACCATATTTATAAAAGCACGTTCATTTAACTTTATTGTTAAAAAGTGATCGTTATCTATTAAGTCAACATTAAAGTTTTTTGGAGGAACTATAGAATGAAATGCTTTACGCATGTTGTCTGTATACATTATTGTTCCTTGATGTATGGATCAAGTCTATCCCAGTGACCATTGGCACTTCCTTGATAAACCTGTCCCGTTTCTCTATCTACCAATAACCATTTTGTTGGAACTTTTGTATGTATAATTATATCAACTGGAGCGCTAAGCTCTTCAAACTCTTTATGAGTTCTCATCTGATCTCCAATGTAAAAATGATTTAACATAAACAATTCCATACGCTACAGCAGCGACTATAAAGCCATACTGTTTGGTTGTTACAGCATAAATAATCCACAAAATTTCATTTACGCAAAGAACAAGCCATCCCCAAATGGTCTTACGACCAACCAAGAATATTCCTGTAACACCTATTGCTGCTAATACCCATGACCACATACTATTTGTCCTCATTGTCTACATAAAAAAATAATTCCTCAAGTGAGTTCCATCCAATATCTTCTTTAATATTTAAAGAATCTAGCAAAATATCCCATGTTTCATATACATACTGTTTTGCCATTTCACTTGCTTCAACAAGATCAGACTCAATAAAATAGGCAAGAGGTAATCCAACATCATTATAACTAATGAAATCCTGAAAATCTTTTTCTTTTTTATAGTTTAGCCATAAGTCAGATAAGATTGAGCAAATGCTTTCAAATTCAGTTACTGATTCTCTGTTGTTAAAGTTTTCCACAATTCACCCCATTGATGTTTGTTCCTGTGCTTTGAAAATTCTTTTGATATTTCTCCATTTTCTAAGTATACACCGCCCCAAACTCCCCACTCTTTTCCAGATACTCCGTTTGCAAAACATATTTTTGCAACTGGACATCTCATGCACATGCTATCTATAATTGGTCTTATTTCTACATCATCTTCGTATTTTTCAAAATACAAGTTTGTGTCTAAATCAAGACAAATTGCTTTATCTTTCCATAAATGCTGTTTCAAGGATTACTCCTTATACTTATTTGGAATATCCCAGCCATTACGATTAGGTACAAAGTATTTTGCTAAACACCATTTATTTTTAATACGAACTCCACTTGGAGAGGTTCTAGCAAGATCTGAATGTTTTGTTTCTACTACTGTCCATCCGTCCCAGCTAAGATTGTAATTTTTTGCGACAATGCGTTCCATAACTTCTAGATTATTTACTATCATTTTTATCCTTAATACCTATAAATTCCGACTTCAATATTTTTGAGTTCGGCTTTTTCTACTAACTTTGAGACTAATTCTTTTGGCTTGCTTAAAAAAATTAAATAATTAACATAGTCTATATTTTCTTCAACATAAGAAACTGGAACCTTAAAGAATTTAATTTTCTTACCTCTTGCCTTCATTCCACGCTCTGAAAGATTTGTAAATTCAGAAACCATAGAGTTAATTTTTGTTGGACCAACAGAATAAATTAATAACTCTTTATCTTCGCTTGACATGGTTGACATTGCAACTGCCATAGCACGAAGAAAGACTTGGTAGTCATTAAAATCTTTCGTTCCTTGCACTGCCACTATCATCGCTATTCCCACTCCTTAAGTTATCTAAAATAAATAACATCTTATTTATATCGTTTTTTGTCATATTTTCTGTATTAACTGGTTTTGCTGTTTCTTCATCAACTCCACCGTTAGTAGCTTCAGCAGTATAAAATACATTATTGCTGACCCAATATGCCTTTTCTTCTATAAAAATAACCTTTACTGTATTTCTTTCTAAATGTTTTTCTGCTTGAGAAAGCTTTTTAGGCTTATCAAAAAAATCTGAAGGAATAAAGTTTTTAATTATCTCATGCATATTGCTTTGTGTATACATAATCCTATTAATAGATTTAGTCTTTCTTCTTCTATAAAGTATATACCCAAAACAAAACAATGTCAAGTTTATAAGAAATATATATATCATTATTTTTCCTAAGACTCAATCGCTTGCTCCGACTGAGTATCAGTCTTTTTATTTAGATTTATTTGTGATATTAAATATTCAAGCTCTAAATCAGAAGATTTTTGTTTATAAAAATTAACAAGTTGTATTAATTCTTTTTTTTCTAAATCTTGCATTTTCACCTCCTATTTAATATCTCTACCCATATTAAAAAACATTGTCATATTAAGATTATACCAGAACTATTGTTTCTTTAAAAGTCTTTTAATTTCCTTTAGGTCCCACTGATCTTCATCTGACAAAGTAGATATTTCTTTTTCGTCTAGTGCTTTTTCTGAAATGCTTACTACTGGATCATTTTCCATTAAGTCAATGTTTAAGAATCCTTTTTCCCATAACTTTAAGACCTTACTGTTTACATCTTGTATATGTTGCTCATATAGTTCAGGCATTAACTCTTTAATCTTTGGGGTAAATGAATACAAAAATTCTCCATTTGTTGAGTCTATCCCCATTAGCTCAAGGCCACCATTTAAAATTAAATAGTCAATAGAGTCTTGTTCATCAGGTATCATATTTTTCCCATCAGGATTGAATATCATTTTTAGTATTTTGTTCATAATTAATAAATTCCTCTAACTGATTTCTGTTTTGTGCCCCAGTAATTCTTTTAGTTTCTGTTCCTTCTTCAAGTAAAACAAATGTTGGAACAGAGCGAATTTCAAACCTTTTTGCCAACTCCAGTTCAGAGTCAACATCTATTATTTGAAACTTAACCTGTGTCTCCCTATTCATTTCTTCAACAATTGGTCTAGTTTTTTTACAAGGATTACACCAATCTGCCGTAAAATAATAAACTACTTTCACTTACCAGACTTCTTTCTGGCTTTTAATAACGCATCAAAGTCTTTTACTTTTGTGTCACCCATATAGCCCCATGCATAACCATCGTTAATCATTTTATCATTAAGTGATTCTGTTTCTCCATTAACATATACCCAGCCTAAAATGCGACCATACTTTTCAGATGAGTCCATTTTTTCAGTCTTGATTACAACAGACTTAGCGTCTTTAAGATACTTCTTCAAGTACTCTTTAGACTCAAGACCAAGAGCTTTCTCTTTAAGGTCCTTTGTGCGAGACTCAGGGGTATCAATGCCAGCTAATCTTACACGTGACTGGAATAGAATATCAAACCCTAAATCAATAAGAACGTCAATGGTATCTCCATCCACTACGTTATCTACTTTTCTTACATAATATTCGTACATTTTTCTCCTTTATCTTACTGCTAGACTTTTATTTAAATATTTATGAAAAAGATTATGAACTTGGTCTTTTGTAGTCCCTTTAAATTCTGACACTAAAAGATCTGTAACGCCTAAAGATTCAAGATGATCTATTTGTAATAGTATAGACTCATAGGTCCCACATAAAGTATTTGCAATTACTTTTTCATCTTGTGTGAACTCAAAAAGTTGTTCTTTAGCAGACTCTTTTGTATCTCCAATTGATATCCAGGCTCTAGCCATTTTTTCTTTATTTAAATTAACAAATGTTTCTGGATAATTAACATAATCACCAAGATGAGCTAATACTGTATCGCCATATTTTTCAGTATTTTCTATTGTTTTTTTACTGCATCCACTAAAAACAATTTTTGGGAAATTTTTAACATTACTATACTCACGAAGTTGTTTTACAAAATTACCAGCATATTCTTTTCTTTCTTCACTGTTTAAGTTTGAATTAAATAAAGCTTCATGTTTTTCGTAAGTTCCTGCAACTATATTAAGTATAAGTCTTCCAGGAGCAATTTGTTCGTATGCAGATATTATATTAGATGCATACACTGCAGTTAAAGAGTTAGGTCTCATTGCAAACATTAAATTAATCTTTTGATTATTTTCCAAAACATGACTAACTAAGGTTAAATTATCTGAAACGTTAGGTCCAAAAACAAATAAAGCAGATTCATACCCTATAGTATTTAAATCTTCTATAAAAGTTTTTAATTCTTTTACGTTTAGTTCATCTTTTACTATCCAATGAAACTTTATCATTAATTAAAGTTTTTCTTTTTGATTAAGAAAAGTATTTATTTTTATTGTCATTTCTGCAGTCTTGATCTTTCATCAATTATTTCAACCATAAAGTTCATCATATTGGTATATCCAATAGCATTATTCATTATTTTATTATAATGATGTGAACAGAAAAGCAATTCTCCAACATTTCCTATTACTTTAACATATGCCTGAGAATCACAAGAGTCACACCTATCTGTTGCATCAAGCAAATAAACTTCTTCATGCGTTTCCATTGTATTCATATTGTACTACCGCTTTCTGTTATCAGTGGAATAAAATCCACTACCGTTGAAAACTGCTCCTACATTAGAGTATACACGAACTAAGTTGTTATTGCAAGTTTCACATGAATACCCTGGGTCAGAATCATTAATAGATCTCTCTTTAACAATTCTGATACCACAGGGCATACAGTCATATTCATACAATGCCATTTATTATTTTATGCCTTTTCCAAACTTAACCCACACTCTTTCATGTAGAAAATATCCAAGTGCTTCCCATCCAATATAAATTAAAGCACCAAGACTTGCGTACTCCCATTCTTTTGTAAATAAATAGATAACTCCTGCTACACCAACAAGATGGAATGTTTCCCAACTTAATGTTTTAAGTAATGTTCTTTTTGTTGATTCCATATTATTTTCCTTTAATTGCTTTTAGGGTATTTGCATCTACAATACCGTTAGGGTTTATTGATTTAGATTTTTGAAAATCTTTTACTGCTTTTTCTGTTCCTGGACCAAACTGTCCATCTACTTTCAAGCCAAGAGCTTTTTGTATTTCTTTTACTTGTGGACCTTTAGATCCTTTTTTCAAAGCAGCAGAGGCTGTTTTAGTCTTTGCATTTGGCTTTGTTGCTACTGCAGGCTTTTCTGAAACACTTTTTGCAGGTTTTGATGCAAGATCTGAAGATCCAACTTTAGATAGCAATGGAGTATTTTCTTCCCCAGCATAGACTGGACGACCCCAACCAACAATACCATTTATAAGCTTTAGCTTGTTGTCTTTAACATATGCACGAGTTTTCTCTACGCACATTCCGCCATTGCGCTGATCTCCTTTTGAGGTTCCTGAAGTGTTTCCTTCAATAACTTGAATTGTTCCATTTCCGTTGTTCTTAATACAAATACCAACGTGTGAAATTCTATTAACACCATCTTCTGGGAAATCAAAATAAATCCAATCTCCTGGAGTTGGATCATCATTACGTGCATCTGCCCAACGATTATTCTTTTTAAACCAATCAGATGCTGCAACTGTTGATGCAGACTTTGGGTACTTTTTTGGGTCTAGCCCTGATGTAAATGCACACCAAGAAACAAATGATTGACACCATGGTTGAAAATTCATTCCAGTCCATTTACCATACTTTGTTTCGTTATCTTTT